CCAATGCGCTTACTTCGCTGCTACTTGTTGCCCCGAACTTGATCGTTAAAGAGTTTCGGACATCGCCCGCGCGTGTAATTATGGAAAGCCCAGCGGCCTTTGCGTGATTTGCATCCAGGTCGGTGTATCCGTTGGCAGCCAGGTAAGTGCTGCGGTGCGTTGAATCCGCGTAACCGATTCGCCCTTGTGCATCCTCGTAAATGTAGCCAAGTCCACTCGTTGCCAAAGCACTCACTAGCGAATACACATCCACGCGGTTAGAGTCACGCGCCGCTAGGTCATAGTTTCCAGGTCGGTCAATGTCGCCCAGTCCTGAGTTTTCTGCCGTTGCCCAGGTGACGGAAGGGTCATAGGCTGCCCAGGTTTCTGCCCCTGGAACTTCTGCCCATGAATCAAATAGCACTTCTCTCAGGATTGTAAAGATCTGATCGCCGTCAAAGTCTTGTGCCAGCACTCCATCCGTTAGCACTTTTGGCAGCCTTGCCAACGCGCCCAGCGATGTGATGTTGTAACTTTGCGTAAACATCGTTGAACCGACATCGCGGACTGAAAGGCCGATGTCCACCACATTACCGCCAAAGATCGGCACCAATACCGCTGCCGTGTTTTCAATGGAAACTGATACGGTTGAGTTGATCGCCACTGGAATGATCGCCTGATTGACATCTAGTAATTCAAGGTTATTGAAGCCCGCGCTGGCTTGTTCATAGATGTTTCGCCGGCCGCTAGTTATAGAAAGATTTGCCAGGATTGCGCTCGTGTATGAAACGCCATCGATCTGCACCTGCCAAACTGGATTCCAGTTGGTCATGCTACGACCAGGCTATTGCCGCCGCCGCCACCGCCGCGGTAGAAAGAATTGTTCAGCGTTTCAACAATGGTGCGCGCGGTGCCTTCTTTGTCTATCGCACCGTTTACCGTAATGTTAATTCTTGCTGCGTTTTGCGAGTCGGTAAACCCGCCAGCACCAATGTTAATTCTTGCTGCGTTTTGCGAGTCGGTAAACCCGCCAGGTAAACCTTGAACCGCTTTGACCGCAGCCGCTGCCGCTACTGTCGCAACTGCTACCCCACCGCTACCGCCACCAGGAACAACATTTGGCACAGTGACCTTTGGCGGTGCGAATCCTGATGCAAACGGAATTGAACCAGTGCTAATGCCCGGCACACCTGCCGCGCTCGTGTTGCTACCTTTTGCCAGTGCATTTCCAGCCGATAACACGCCAGCGGCTAATGCGACTGCGCCAACGCCTAGCAAAGGATTAAGCGCAAACGCTGATGCAATACCTGCAATAAGAGCACTGGCTTTGAGTAGATTGTATGCTCTGATTAAAGTGTTGATGAGAATTATCGTTGCGGAAACTGCGGCTGAAATCTTGGACACCACGAAAACGGTTGCAATCACACCTGCCACCACTATCAATTCATCTTTTAATGCGACCACTGTTTTGAATACTTTTTTAACCTGCTCGCCAAATTTAAATGCCCCGTCAGTTGCGGTGGTGGTGGCTTCGCTTAGACTGCCCTGCCCAGTTAAACCGTTGATAAATGAAATCAGATTTGGAACAACGCTTTGCAGTACGAAATCGCTAAGGTCTTGAACTACTGGTAACAATGCGGTACCGATTTGTTCCTTTACTTCATCGCCTGCGATTCTGATTCGCTCTAATTTCACCGCCGTTGTTTCGGCTGCACCTTCAGCGAAATCGCCGAACTGCGTTTCTAATGTGCCAATGATTGTTCCCAAGTCACCCGATTTTAATGTGGTGACATCTAGGCCAACTCCTAATTTGCCAAGTGCCTCCGTGTTTCCATCGTAGGCTTTGCCCAGCGCATTGGCTACCGTTTCCAGCGGCTTGCCAGTTGCAACTGCCAAATCCAGTGCCAAATTGGTCAGGCGTTGCGCTTCTTCAACATCTTTTGTGCTCTTAACTAATCGGCTAAAGGCTGGTCTTAGTTGGTCATCACTTACGCCCACCGCCATCGATACCTTTGTGATGTAATCTTCAACGCCCTTTACCTGCAAAGCGGTCGCGCCTGTGGTGGCCTTGATCGTGTCAGCCAGTGTTTTCTGTGCCGCTTCATCCTCAGCCGCAGCCTTTACCGCATCGATGCCGAAAGCAATGGCGGCAGCACCTGCAACTGCAAACGCTAACGCTGCCTTCTTGCCAAACTCCGTTGCCTTATCGCCAAAGGATTGCACTTCTTTATTCGCCGTGCCCATGCCCTTAGTCAGGTTATTGACATCAGCCAGAATGGAGAGTTTAAGCGTGCGCGACCCAGCCATCAGTCAAACTTCTTTACTATTTTGGAAAAGGATTCTTCCCAGCGTGCCAAGATTTCAGGCTGCACACTGCGCAAGGTCGGATAGATAAACCAACCGCGGGAACCTCTGCCCTCACGACCTGACCAAATAGGAAACTGTTTTAATCTGTTAGAGCCGAACTCTGCCCCGCCCCATAGTTGCTGCGTGGTACCGCCGCCGCTGAGTTTCTGCCGCGCAAAGCCAAATGAAATTTCACCGACCTTCGATGATTTGGAAACAACCGCGCCGTCTGCAATGCGGTCATCTAGTAAATTACGCGAACGCCTGGCAGCGGATTGGATTTTGCCCTGGACAAATTCAGCCAGTGCCGAAGTTGCAACCTTCGCCTGGTCAATGGCTTCATCATCCATCGCTTTAAATGATTTTATGATTGCGCGCAGTTCGCCTTTGTCGTATGCGATTGCATCAGGTTGAGCCATCACGCGCGCCTTTCTAGTATTTCGATCACGGTCAAGATGTCTTCAGCCGTTTCAAATGTCTGCGGTGGTAAGTTGGTAGCGATCGCCAACTCCCAGACTATTCGGTTCAGGCTTCCAACGGGATAACTTTTGGGTTTGCCTCACCTGCGGTCACTTCGCTAATTGTCTCAGTCCAAACTTCGATTGGCTTCACTGGCTTGCCACCTGCTTCACGCTTCATGGCGTGGTATGCAAGGAAAACCAAATCTGAAATGCCGATTTTTTCTTGAGCCTGTGAAATTGTATGACCTGTGCTTTTCTCCCACTTACACCACTCAGGCGTTGCCACCGTGTAGGTGATGGCATCGCCGTTGTTGTATTCAATGGTGATTGGTAACTTCATTTTGTCTCCCGATTGTTGGTGAATTAACTAAAGTTCTCCGTGACATCATTTACCACGGTGAATGAAAGTGTGACGGTCTGTGCATCAGGTGCTGAACCGCCCACTGATGGATACAGTGGCAACACTGTGAAGGTAAAGACTGCGCCAGTAAATGCGGTCAGTGATGCCGCCAAAGCGGTGTTTGGTGCGCTCTCTTTGGCAGTCCATAGAGCTTCGCAAAGTGATGAAGTGGTGCCCCAGTCTGCAAGCATTTCAAGATCGAAACTCCATTGGTCATCGATAGTTTTGTACGCTTTTCCATCCAGCGTTTGATAAGTCTCAATAGTGGATGCGTTGGTCAATGTTGCGCTGGTCGCTTGTGCATCGTAATTAACGGCCGCGATCGTCAAGATTAAATCGCGACCCGTGATGATCGTTGTTGGCACGGTATTCTCCTTAGTTTGTTTGGGTGTAATAGGTTGAAACTAAAACATCAGCAACCAGCATCGGTGACTGACCTACTTCTAGCACTGTCGGCTTTTGTACTTCTCCGACAATGTAACCTTGCGGGATTGCCGCAAGAATTCCAATGAGTAACTTCTCAAGATTATCCAGTGAGCCTGCATTGCTATTAGATGCAACGAGCGCGCTAATGGCAAAGTTAAGTTTCACCTTTGTGGCTGCTTTGCCGATTAGCACTATTTCCATGTATGGACTGCCTGGCACGATCACGATCGCTGGTGGGATTGGTGACTCAGGTACGCTTTCATAGCAACTGGCTGCAAGCCCGTTAAAGGCTGCCGCTAATGCTGCGCGTGTGTCGGCTATCGATGATGTCATTATTGAACCATCGTTTCGACATCAAGGAATGGCATTAGCAAGGTACTGACTCTGTTAGTCAGTGATCGCCCCATTCTGTACGGGCTGCTGGCAAAGTCCACGCCTTCGATTTGTCCACCAGCGGCAACGCGCGACTGAAACACCTCAACACTGACCGCCA